AGCCCAACAAGCAGCCAAGCGTCATAAGCGTTTAGCTATAGCAGCAATAGTAATACTTATAACGGCGGAAACATGGGGACTAATGGCGGCGATAGTGATAGCAAATACATAAGCTTTCTTGTTCTTATGACTCTCTTATGGTTCATCATCTTACCATTTGAATTGTTTATGTACATCAAAGTGAATAAAGCAGTGGCTATGTGTGAAAGGAAAGCAAATGAATGATTTATTAAACCTGCTCAAAGGAGCAGCCCCTGCGTTGGCAACAGCAGTGGCTGGCCCTATGGGTGGTATGGCTATTAAGGCTATAGCAGACAAGCTTGGTGTTCCTCCTTCTGTAAGCGAGGTGACTAAGGCTTTGGAGGCAGACCCAGAGCTGGCCTTGAAGCTTAAAGAAATTGATATACGTGCCTTTGAAGCAGAAACAAAAGCAGTGTCAGAGCGTTGGCAAGCAGACATGGCCTCTGATAGCTGGCTGTCTAAGAACATTAGACCTATGACTCTCATTGCCATCTTTGTTGCCTACTTCTTGTTTGCTGCATTAAGTGCTGGTGGTATTAATGTCAATGAGTCTTATGTTAAATTGTTAGGTGAATGGGGTCAGCTTATTATGCTGGCTTATTTTGGTGGCAGAACAGCCGAGAAAATTATGGAGAAACGTAAATGACTGAGTTCCAAAGAGAAATTATTTTCATTGCCAGAATGATGGCAACTACATTAAGCTTTGTTATATTAACAATGACAATCTCCCTATTGGGTGGTTTGTTTATGCCTAATAGTGTGATTGATAATAAAGACATCTTTCCAATTATAGCTCCTGCTTTCTCTACCATCATTGGTGGTTTCATTGGCTGGTTGGCTGCTATTAAATTAAACAATGCATCGGAGAATAAAGATGACGCAACTGAGTAAGAATTTTTCATTGGCTGAATTCACCAAGAGTGAGACAGCTACACGTAAGGGCCTTGATAACACCCCTACACCAGAGGTGATTCAAAACCTACAGAAGCTTGTGGATAACATCATCCAGCCAATCAGAGAAGCTATTGGTAAACCCATCAAGATTAACTCAGGCTATAGAGCACCAGAGGTTAATGCTTCTGTTGGTGGCTCCAAGACTTCTGATCATTGCAAGGGCCAAGCAGCTGACATTGAAATCAATGGCATGGCTAATGGTGATTTGGCTCAATACATTGTGGACAACTACAAGTTTACACAGGTGATACTGGAGTTTTATACAGCTGGTATTCCAGACAGTGGTTGGGTGCATGTCTCTTATGACCCTAACAACCTGAAGTGTGAAGCTTTGACAGCTGTTAAGCAAGATGGTAAGACAGTTTATCTCAAGGGTCTGCACAAATGAAAGACAGCAGACTAGAAAGAGCAGGAGTGTCTGGTTATAACAAACCAAAGAAGACACCAAGTCATCCAACAAAGAGCCATGTTGTTGTAGCCAAGAGTGGTGATCAAGTTAAGACCATCCGCTTTGGACAACAAGGTGTGTCAGGTAGTCCTGATGGTTCTAAAAGAAACCAAGCGTTTAAGGCTAGACATGCCTCTAACATATCCAAAGGTAAAATGAGCGCCGCATATTGGGCAGATAAGGTGAAATGGTAATGAAACAAACTAAGAAACAATCAGCCAAGATTGGCAAGGTGATGCATGAGTACAAGACAGGAACTCTGCATTCAGGCAAGGGTGGCAAGGTTGTCACCAATCCAAAGCAAGCCATTGCCATCAGCATGTCTGAAGCAGGCATGAAAAAAAGTAAGAAAAAGACTTGACAAAATAAGCAATAGCTGTTATAATAGTACTTAGTAGTACATAACAAGAGTAATAGTTATTAACATTATTATGTATAATACATATAAGGAACTTAGATGACATACTTAGAAGCTGTCAATAGTGTACTTAGAAGACTAAGAGAGCGTGAAGTAACGTCTGTCTCTGAGACTTCTTATAGTAGACTCATTGGTGATTTTATTAACGATGCCAGAGCAGAAGTAGAGAATGCTTGGAACTGGAGCAGCCTACGTACAACTCTTACACTGAACACCACAGCTGATGTGTTTAACTATGAGCTGAATGGTAGCCAGAATAATTTCAATGTTATTGATGTTCTTAACGACACCACTAACACATTCATGAAATACAAAGCTGGACAAGAGTTCGATAAACTGTTCTTGACACAAGAGCCTACTTCTAAAGGTGCTCCAATCTATTACAACTGGAACGGGGTTAGCCCTGATGGTGACACACAGGTTGACATCTATCCTATTCCTGATGGTGTGTATAACATTCGATTTAACGTGTTGTTAAGAAACACTGACCTAACCTCTGACAGTAATGTCATTCAAGTACCACATCGTCCTGTTGTGTTGTTAGCTTTTGCTAGAGCAGTGGAAGAACGTGGTGAAGACGGTGGCAACAGCAGTCAATATGCTTATGGTACAGGCATGAGAGCCTTGGCAGATGAGATTGCTTATGATGCTGCACGTAGGCCAGAAGACACTATTTGGTATCCAGTATGAAAGAACTTAAGTCTGCTTCAGTAGGTGCTCCGGGTTTCTTTGGGCTTAACACTCAAAGCTCTGGGGCTTTGTTGTCTGACGGATTTGCCCTTGTTGCTAACAACTGTATCATTGATAAGTATGGACGTTTAGGCGCACGTAAGGGATGGTCTATGCGTACAACTGGTGGTAGTACACCACTGGCTGGCAACCCAATCAAGAGCATCTTTGAATATGTTAATGCTGATGGAACCATTGACTACATCAGTGCTGGCAATAACAAGCTATTTAGAGCTGGTGTTGCTGGTGCATTAACAGACATTACACCTGCTAGTTATACAGTGACAGCTAACAACTGGCAGATGGTTTCTCTTAATGACCATGCTCTCATTGTACAAAAGAGCCATGAGCCTATTGTGTTTACAAGAGAATCAGCAAGCCTTGTTGTTACTAAGCTTGTTGATCACGGGTCTGCTCACGGTGGTGCTTCCTTTTCTAGTCCAGTGTTTGGTACAGGAACAGGCAATGGCCCTAATGCAGCGTTGGCTGCTTATGGACGTTTCTGGGTGATTGGTACAAACAATAATAAGACCACTCTCTATTGGTCAACAGACATTGCTGACTCACACTTTCCTACTTTTAACACAGGCGCAGGTAGAACATCTGGTAGCATGAACATGTCTGCCAAACTTCCTAATAACGTAGACGAGGCTGTCGGTCTTGCTGCACATAACGGCTACATCATTGTGTTCTTTAAACAGAACATTGTTATGTTGCGTGGTAATGATGATAACTTCTCCAATCCCTCCACCATGTATGTGCAAGATGTGTTGCCCGGTGTAGGCTGCATTGCTAGAGACTCCATTCAAAAGACAGGCAACGATGTGTTGTTCTTGTCTGCTTCTGGTGTAAGAAGTCTTGGTCGTACTGTTCAAGAGAAGAGTATGCCAATGAGAGACCTCACAGCTAACGTGCGTGATGACATCTTCTCTTACATTGAAGCAACCAACATGGATGATGTAAGAAGCTGCTACTCAGAAAAGTATGCCTTCTACTTGTTAAGCTTCCCTTCCATTGCTTCTCCTGCTGTCTATTGCATTGACATGAGAAAGCCATTAGAAGATGGCTCAGCACGTATAACATCATGGCTTGGATATACAGCTTATGCTTTGTGCTCCTGCAGAAGTGGTGTGTTATACATCGGTAAGCCTAATGGTATTGGTGAATATTTTGGTTATCAAGACAATGGTGTCAAATATCAATTCACATATTATACCAACCATTTCAACTTTGAACAACCAACAACTAACAAGATTGCTAAGAACTTAGGCATTGTGTTAATTGGTGGTGGTGGTCAACGTCTTGTTGCTAAGCTTGGCTTTGACTTCTCTACTATTTACAGCTCCTACCCCATCTCTGTAACACAGGGAGACTATGCTGAATATAACGTAGCTGAATATAACATTGCTGAATATAGCTCTGGTGTGTTCATCGAGAATGCTAAGACCCCTGTTGGTGGTCAAGGCAAGACAATACAAATTGGATTTGAAGCAGAGGTTAATGGTGCTCCGTTGAGCATTCAGAAACTAGATGTGTTTGTTAAAACAGGAAAGAGTTATTAACTATGAGTAACTATACAAAGCTTACGTCTTATGATACGAAGGACAGCTTAACAACAGGCGACCCTTTAAAGCGTGTTAAAGGTACAGAGCTAGATGATGAGTTTGATGCCATTGCTACAGCCATTGCTACTAAGGCTGACAGTGTATCTCCTAGCTTCTCAGGAACACCTACAGCTCCTACAGCTTCGTTTGGTACTAACACCACACAAGTAGCAACAACGGGTTTTGTTCAAGCTGCTCTAGCTGCTATGTATCCGGTTGGTAGTGTTTATACAAACATCTCTGATGCTACAAACCCTGCAACATTGCTTGGCTTTGGTACATGGGTAGCTATTACAGGCCGTGTTGTTGTTGGTCTTGATGCTGCTGATGCTGCTTTTGATACAGCAGGTGAGACAGGTGGTAGCAAGGATGCTGTTGTTGTAAGTCACACTCACACAGCAACATCAACAGATTCAGGCCACACTCACGATGCAAACACCTATAACTCAGGCACAGATAGTGGCCCTGATGAAACATTGCATCGTGCTAGAGGGTCATATGATCCAATTGGAACTACAACTGGCTATGCAAATATTACAACTACAGTTGCTTCTGCTGGTGTCTCAGCTACCAACGCCAACCTTCAACCATACGTAGTTGCATACGTGTGGAAGAGAACAGCTTAATAAGGAAACGATATGGGATTTCTAACAGACGTTATTGATAAGTTTACTGGCGTAAGTGCAGCTAAAGAAGCAGGTCAGGCCAACATCGAAGCTGCACGTATAGCAGCAGAGAGTGCTAAGTTTAAACCATACAGCCTGACAACAGGCTTTGGTAAGGGCTTCTTTGATACAGAGAAAGGCACAGCTGGTTATGAAATTGATCCAAGGCTTGCTGCCTTTAGAGATCAGCTTTATGGGCAGGCAGAACAAACACTAGCACAGCTAGGCAGTACCAACCCACAGGCTGAAGCTGCTAAGTATGTTGAACAACAGATGGGACTTTTGCAGCCTACAAGAGCAGCAGAAGATGTTACGAATAGACTGAACGCTTTAGGTTCTGGTCGTATTGGTCTTGGTGTTTCAGGTGGCTATGTTGGTGGTGGAGAAGGCTTGCTCAATCCAGATCAGTTTGCTACACAGCTTGCACGTGAAAGAGCCAATGCTCAAATTGCAGCAGCAGGTACTGAGTATGGACAGAACATCTATGACAAGATGTTGTCTAGAGGAACAGGTATGCTTCAGACAGGTTTGGGTATTGAAGAGCAAGGAATGAAGCCATTGACGCTTGGTGCTGACATTGGTAACAGAGCTGCAATCTCTGGTGCTCAGGCTGGTAACATGTTGCTGCAAGGTGGACAAGCAGCTGCCAATGCCAACTTAGCTGGTGGTATTTCACAGGCTAGATTCTTGCAGAATGCTGTTGGTGGTGCTGCCAATCTAGACTATACAAAGTTTAAGAATCCGTTCAGTGGCATGTTCACTTCTGGTGGTGATTATGGCATGGGTTCTGACACTGCTAAACTAATTGGTCTTAGTTAAGGAAATAATATGGCAAGCGATGTAATGACACTATTTAATATGCCCACTCAACAGCAGTTGGGTCAACGCTACCTTGAGAGTCAGATGACTAGCCCTGCACAGATGGGTAATCAAGGGCTGCTGCAACAAGTTGCTTCCTTGGGTGGCAATGCTGGTGCTGTAGCAGGCTATGCTGGTGGACGTTTGTTTGGTGGTGCTACACCAGAGCAAATCAGGGCCAAAGGCATTGAAGAAGCTATGATGAAGGTGCAAGGCTTAGGACTCAAAAGCGATGCTGATATGTATTCAGCCTTGTCTAAAGAGCTGGCTGCACGTGGCTTAACACAAGATGCTTTCTTGGCTAACAAAGAAGCACGTACAGCTATGCGTGAAGAGCAAGTGCTTAAGAAGGGCGGTGTTGATATTGAATTAGCTAACACTCAACTTATTAAAGCTAAACAAGACATGCTTACTCTTGAACAACGTATTGCACAGAGTACAGACCCTGAAGAGAAGAAGGGACTCATGCGTGATCTGGAGGCTAAAGGATTGGAAGTTAAGAAGACTCAATCTTATATTGACTACCATGAGAAGATGGCTAAGGCTGCTCTGATGAATGCTGAAGCAAACAAGAACAGAGCTGGTGCTGCTGCTGAAGGTGAGAAGTTCACCATCCCAGTGTACGCTCCCGGCATTGTCCCCGGTACACGTGGTGACATCATTGGTAGACAGAACAAGCTTGGTCAAGTGATGGGTAACGATGGTGCTATTTATAACAGCGTCAATGAACTCAATGCAGCTAGAGGAGCAGGAACAGGTAGTCCTATACCAGATAGTGTTATTGTTAAACCGCCTAAAACACCAACTAAACCACTCTCTGCATTCGGAGGTTAAATGGCTGAACTCATGCTCAGCCCAGAAGAGCAAGTGATGTCATCAGTGGGGTCTAGAGGAGTAGAACCTACTGGTGGCTTTGATCTTACTGGAGCTTTACAAGAAGGCTATTCTCCTGCACAAATTGCTGACTACTTAGCCAGCAAGAAAAGCTTTGATGTTGCAGGAGCTAGAGCTGAAGGATATACAGACCAACAAATCTTAGCACACCTTACAGGCAACACTGCCTTCTCTGCTGGTGTTAAACGTTTTGTTGAGAGTGCTGGTAGCAGCATCAAGGGCATTGCTCAAATGGCTGGCGCTGCTGATACAGAACGTCTACGTGCTGAAAGACAAGCAGCAGAGATTGCTTCTGCTAACAACCCATACATTGGTGGCACAGCTGAGTTTGCTGGAGCCATTGCTGACCCTATTAACCTGCCTGCTATGGCTCTTGCTCCATTACGTGGGGCTACACTCGTTGGTACTATGGCTAGACAGGGCGCTGCACAAGGCGCTCTTGGTGGCTTCCTAGAGCCTGTTCTCAAGGAAGGTGCTAACACTGGCTTCTTCTCTGCTGATCGTGCTAAGGGAGCTGCCGTAGGCACAGCTGCTGGCTTTGCTCTGGGTGGTGTGCTTGGTAAGGGAGCTGAGTCTCTTGTTAATTATTTAACCAAGAAGGCTGAGGTTCCTCTGTCTGACATTCCCCAAGGAAAGCAGGCTACAGATGCTGCCTTGTCAGATGTTGCTAAAGCAATTGATGAGCCAGTGACTAACGAGCGTGTGTTCAGAGATGCACAGTATGATTATAAACCTCTGTCTGTCTTAGAGAAAACTCTGATTGATCAACGCATTGCTGCTCTTGAGGGAGACATTGTAAAGCTATCAGAAGAAAGAACAAGGGTTGACACTACAGAGACAGCAGAGAAACAAGTTGCTTCTTTGTTGCAAGGAGAGACCAAAGCTCCAGTGCAGACAGCTGATAACTTGCCATCAAAGATGACAGGCTTGGTGTCTCCCACTAAAGCTCAACCAACTAAACAAACACCAGCCTTGTTCCAAGGAAAGAAGGTTGTTGATGTTAAGGAAGCACCACAGGTTGCTTCTTTGTTCAAGGGATATTCACTAGACACTGATCTCAAGGCTAAGCAAGCAGAGGTTGATGCTCTCAAGGCTAAGCTTGTTCAAGACCAAGAGATAAAGCTGAGACAAGTTACTGGCAAGTTACCTGAGCCTCTGGTGCAGGTGGAAACAAAGACAGCTCCTCGCTTTGCTGAGCAACCAGTGATTACCAGAGAGGGAGAAGTTCCTCCTGCTGCATTGTCTCCTCCTCCTAGAGCCAGTGTTGTTTCTACACAACAAGTGACACCAGAGGTGCAGGCTGTCTTAGAGCGTAATGGCTTTAGGACAATGGAAGAAGCTAATGCTGCCTTGGGAAAGAGTCCATTAGATAGGGCAGGCATGGCTGGCTCAGTGGGTTCTATGCGTACTGACCCCTACTTGAAGCTGGCTGGTGATGTTCCCTTTGAGACCAACCCAGAGAAGGTGTTCAATCCTGCCTATCGTGGACGTATTGACGCAGACCCTGTGTCTGTTGATGCTGCCATCAATGACATGCACATGAAGGCTGTGGCTGCTACAGGCAGAGCAGGCAGAGACCTACGTGGCAGAGGACGTATGGGTGGTAGCCTTGAAGCTACAGCTACATTGGGCGAGAAGCAAGCAGCACGTATGACAGCAGAAGAAGGTGGAGTTCTTGATTGGGCCTTGCTGAATGCTGACAAGAGCTGGAACAGAGAAGAGCTGGCAGCGTTTATGCCTCAATATAAAGAAGCTCAGGCTTTCCTTGGTGCTCAGATTGATGAGTATAACAGACTGAGAAGCCTTGGTCAACTGACACCAGAAGCTGAGCAAACAATCATGCATCGTTCACAGGTTCCTCTGGGTGTTATGTCCATCTTCCAAGGACAAAGAACTAAAGCAGCTGATCAATTGAATGCTTTTAAACTAGCGTATAATAGTATTAGTCAAGGGAAAGAAGTAAAAGGATTTGCTACTCCCGGACGTACTTGTTTATAAGGAAAGACATGGCATACACAGAAGCATGTGCTGTCTGGTTCAGAGAACTAGCAGACAAGAAAGCACTCATTGATAAGTTTGAAGACCTCACACCACAACAGAAGGCCAATCTATTAGCTGAGATACAAACAAAGATGGCAAAGGAACCACACATTGCTGGTCGTATTGCCTCTGAATATGTAGTGAATAGCTATGTATCAGGCCCCGGAACTATTTCTGTTAACGTATTATCTGCTGGTACAAACATGTTCTTGCAGCCGTTGCTTAGAGAAATCGAAGCAGCACTACCTAGAAGCCTCAGCAAGAGCGATAAAATCACTGGTGAAGGGGTAGCTATGTTGAGGGGCATTATGCAGGGCTTTAGCGAGGCTATGGCCTTTGCTAAGCAGGGCTTTGTTAATGGTAGACCCCTTGATATTAACATGTCTGCTCAGGCTATGGGCATGACAGATGCTAAGTTCCAGAAGTTCATCAATGAAAACTTCATCTCAGCAGAAAGAGCAGAGATGCTTAAGGCTGATCTGTATGATATTAACAATAAGGCTATTGGTGGAACCCTTGGTGAAGTTGTTCGTATGCCTACACGTGTGGGTATCTTCATTGATGAGTTTAACAAGGCTGTCTTTAGACGCATGGAATTTAATGCAATTGCCTATAGAGAAGCTGCACGTATGGCTAAGCAGACAGGCGGTGATGCTGGTGAGATTTATACAAAGCTTACCAAAGACAGGCTCACTGTGGACAACTGGCAACAACAGCTGACAGAGAAGCTTGGCGGTAACAACCTATGGAACGTACAAAACTTCGCTAAAGAAGCTGTGTTCCAAGAGAAGCTGACAGGTGTAGCACAAGCAGCTGCTCAGTTCAGAGCCAAACATCCATTGTCTGCTCTCATTGTACCCTTTATTAAAACCCCATACAACATCCTTAAAGAAGGTGTGTCTTATATTCCCGGCATTGGCTTGGCAGGTAAGAAAGAGATTGGTAATACAGGCAAGTTTGACTTCGCTATGAACATGCCTGAGCAGCGAGGTAAGCTCATTGCTAAGCAGGCCCTTGGTATTGGTGCTGCCATTGCATTGGATGCTGCTGTTAATCAAGGACTGATTACAGGCTCTGACCCCAAGGATGGCAGACCTAAGTTCTCTATGAAGGTGGGCGATCAGTGGGTGAATTATCAACGTGTTGAGCCATTAGCTACAGTGTTTGGTATGGCTGTTGATGCTTCGTCTATTCTCAAGGAATACAGCGAGAACAAAAACCCAGATAAGAATGCACAAGACTTCTTGTTGGCCTATGCTTCTGCTGTTAAGAATAACATTCTTGAGAAGAGTTTTATGGAAGGCTTGAGCAAGGCTTTGTTTGCTATGTATGACCCAGAGAGACACGGCGGTGGCTTCTTTGCTCAGTATGCTAATGCTCTTGTACCAGCCATTGCAGCCACAACAGCTAAGGTGTTAGACCCAACAGAGCGTGAAGCTATGACGTTCATGGAGAAGGCACAGAGCCGTATTCCCGGTATGCGTGAAGAGCTGCCTGTTAAATATACAAAGACAGGTGAGCCAGAGCAGACAAGCTTGTCTAATGCTTTGATTGGTATTAAGGTGACTACACCTACAGCCATTGAGAAGAAGCTTGAAGAGATTGGTGTAGAGATTAACGGAGCCAACAAGAAGATTGGTGGTGTTGAACTAGATAGCACACAATATTCTAGATATAAACAACTGTCAGGTGGCATACTAGCTAACAGCTTGAGTCAGGTGTTTAACAATCCACAGTTTGAGAAGATGGATAAATATCAAAAGGAAGTTACAGTGCAGAAGATTGTCAGTATGTCACGCAGTGCAGCTACTAAGCAGCTCACTATGGAACTATACAAAGACAATCCAGACTTTGCAAGGCAATGGTACAACGCCTACCTTGAGAAGTATGGAGCACAAGAAGCTGTCGGATATAGACAGAAATAAAAAAGGGGACTTTAATAGTCCCCTTTCTTTTTACTCTAGATCAAAGAAGTCTCCGATATAGATCACTAGGAATGGTAGCTTGATAAGTACACCAGCGAAGGCAACAAAGTCTTCATCATCTTCCTTCTCTCCTTGAACAATGTGGCATATGTCCTCATTGTATTCAATATCAAAACCAATTCCCTGTCGCAGTTTAATTACTAGCATTACCAATGCCTCCAAGCGTTAGCTATTATGTGTAAGCAGGTGATCATCTCGACCACCCGCATAAGCACGTTGACGTTAAATTTCACACACACCCGCTGTACAAGCCAGCATCTGAGTTCCTTCAACATTATCATCCACCTCAATCAAACTATCCCAATCAATAGTGGCTGGTGTTGTAGCCAACAGAGCTTCATATTGTTCCTTAGTGCAGTCTTCATAGGGAGCTTGACGATAGCTGCCACCATCATAAGGCAAGAAGGATACACCAGACATCTCGTCAAAGTATTTCCATACGAAAGCACCAACTTCAGGCCACTCATGTTCAGAGACAGAGATGGTAACAGAAGGCTTATGCTCACACCAGTGACGCTGATAGGCCAGCCATAGCTTCAAATGCTGCAAGGCTGTCAGGTCTTTACGAAGCATAGCACCAGCAGGCGCTCTCTTGGGGAATGTAAACACAACAGTTTGATCAGGCTTCATAACACATGGCTCAGCTGTTACCCCTGAATCAATCAGATGTTGTGTCAACGGGTCTTTCTTGTCTCCACGAACTCGTCTAAAGTAATACTCAGCGTGACGAGCATGTATCCCAGATGCGCTATCTGTAAGTTGAGAAACTGTACCACTAGGTTTAACGCAAGTAATAGCGGCACTAGCAGGAATACCAAGGTGCTCAGCAACAATTGCATTAGTTGCAACACAAACATTCTTAAGTTCATTTAACAAGTGCTCCAAGCGTGAGTCATCAGGGTTGTTCAACAACGGGTTGTCGAGAATGCCTGTCATTGATACACCAAGCAAACGCTCTTCTTCTGTGTTCTTCTGCCACACCTTACGTAGATAAGGGAAGTGAGTTAGTGTACTCTGGAATGTACCCAGAATGGTAGCCAAACGTGCCTTACGTTTCAGGCTGTCAGCTGTGTCATCAGCACGTACAATGATTTCGGAAAGATTACAGAATTGATATGGTCGAAGAATGATTTCAGAACAGGGATTAGTCCCGAAATCAAAGTCACTATTGCGTCTTCCATTTTGTTTCACCACCTTCTTAGCTGCTTCACGATTGAAGATACCACGTTCACCACTCTTGCTTTCATACAAAGCATTCCATTCCTGCATGAAGATGCCAACATCAGGACGCTCTGTATAGCAGGCACTGTTGTTAGCCAAGGCACGTTGACCATTCTTCTCCCACCATGCACCACTCTTAGCATGACGCATACGATCATCAGATAGGTTGGACAAGCTAATCATAGCACTGCGGCGTACACCACCTACGACTACCACCTCACCAATCTTACACATAATGTCATGGCACTCAAGGCTGTTGAGCTTACGTCCCTTAGCACCCTTGAATACATTGGATACAAACTGGAACAATTCAACCAATGGCTCTGGCCCTGAAGCACGACCACCGAAGGTCTTCAGACGAGCACCTTTAGGGCGCACCTTTGATACGTCCCATTTTGGGACTTCGCCTGCATACAACAAGGCAATCACCTGACGCAGAGCCTTGGCCCATCCCTCTTTGCTGTCTGACACTACAACAACTGTGTTGCTTTCAAACAACTCTTCTGGAATATCTGGCAACTTCTGAATGCTTTGACGCTCAACAGAGAAGCCAACACCAGTACCACACAAGAGGATGTACATGGCCTCGTCAAAGGCTTTGGCATCATCAATAGGCAGGTAGCTACAGTTGTAACCAGCTGTGTTGTCACGCTCTAAAGCCTTGCCTGCTGTCATCAAGCTACGCATAGAGGGCATCACCTCCATGTTAACAACAGCACTCTCCAGTTCCTTACGCATTGTGTCACTAAGCGTGTAGTCTTGGTTCTTCTTCAGCTGTGCTGTCATGAAGTCGAAGTAACGACTCACTGTCTCTTCCCACCCCTCACGGCGTTGCTCACTATCCATGTAACGTGCATATCGACTCTTTGCAATATACTGCTCATAACTTCCCATGTATTTCATTCTAGTTCCTTTTCTATTCTATCTGCTCTGTCTTCTAATACATCCATAAATCTGTTGACTAGCTCCTCGCTATCAATGTCCAACAGTTCTAATATTGTAACACAATCTTCACGTTTTAGCAAGTCGGCAATGTCATGAATGGTTAGGCTCATAGCGTTCCTTCAAGTAGCTGAGGCTAACAGGAAGTTCATCGAATGCTCCATCCTCCACCTCATTAAACATCCAGATGCCTGACCAGCTACCATTGGTTTGAGGGGTTAGATAGCCTTCGTCATGGGTGTAGCAGATGCCACCAAACAGCCCTGTCATACGCTTACCATCAGCCCTACGTGCATAGGCAATGCCTCTGTCCTGTACGTGTCCCATCACACAGCTCATGTGCTTCTTGGACAGCATGAGAGCAGGGCTAGACACTGGCCTACCCATTACACCACTAGTAAAGTAATGACAATAGGCAACACCATCAATAACAACTGGCTGCAAGAAAGGATAACATTCAAAGCCATACTCATCCAGCTTGAAGTCGTGATAGCCAATGAGTCCATCCAACTTCCTGTCTGATTCAATAGCTCTTTGTATACGTTCTTCATGATTGCCCAGCAAGAACACCATACGTGGATTCCATTGCTTCTCCTTGTTACGTTTAAGACGGGCCTGCTCCTCTTTAATAGGGGCTAGAAGGGCCTGCATACCAGCATGACCAGCCTCTATGTCAGCATGGTAGGTGCGCCCCTCAAAGCTCTTCTTACCCACATCATAGATGGACAGGCTAGGCATATCCCAATGATCACCAAGGTGGATGATGACATCAGGCTTCTTGTCTGCTGCATACTTACCAACCCATGTCAGATGATTGAAACTATTGCCGGGCTTACATTGCGTGTCGGGAATAACTAGGTGTCTCATTCTGTTTCCATTTTATCAAAGAAGTCTGCATGATATGTTTTCCACTCGTACACATCACCACCAAGTAACTTAGTCATTCTATCAACAACACCAATGTAACCAGCACCTTCCAAGAAGTGCAAGAAATAAGGCAGCATCTTATCCCATGATACATCATCAGACAGATGAACTGTCACCTCTGTATCTTGAACTGGATTAAAACCATCACTCATCTCTGACATACGCAATGTCAATACTTTCTTTCCCATGTTCTTTCCTTTGTTTGGTCTGCCCTAGTGGAATCGAACCACTAACCTACAGCTTAGAAGGCTGTTGCTCTATCCAGTTGAGCTAAGGGCAGGAGGTTACTCGCTAGTTACCAGTGATGGAAACTGTTCAATCATTATACCACGAACCTGCTCTGCAACTTCACGATGTTCCTTCTGTGTTGCTTTGTCACAACGAATGTCAACATAGTGCATCCAGCTACGCAAAGTTCCATTCATATACATCTTGCTCTCTGTCATCCCCTCTGGCAGAAGCTTACGTGCCTGCTCTTTAGCAATGCCTTTAGCCAATGCACTCTCGTACATAAACTGAGCCTCTTGCAATACACGCCTCTGTGCTCCCTCCCACCAGTAGGCAAGGTAACGATCTTCTGTCTCCAAGCTGTTCTGCCTGTTCTTCACATCCTGTAAACGTGCCTCACTCATTGTGAAGTGTTCAGCCACAGCATAGCGTTGACTAAACTCTTGGAAGGAGAAGCTACGATGACGTAGGATTTGACGAGCAATGTCACGTGTTGTTGTTATTTCAACACACATGTTTACCATTTCAAAAGGAGACCAATGCTTGTTATCAATAAGGTACTTGAGTAGTTTCGGCGCAGATGCAGGGTTGTTCTGGTTTGCCGGATTTGACACACGGGCCATACGAGCAACTAGCTCCTCCGCTTGTGGTGTCACCCACACCAGACTCACTTGGGACATATTGTTTTCCTTCCTTAATTCCACGCTTCAGCATCTCAATAAAAGCAAAGAGAATGAGTTGTTCTTTCTCTTCGTTAGTTAGACTAATTGAATAGTCAGCACTGCCATCATCATTCTCTTTAAGCAATTCTAAGTTCATGTTATAAAACTCCTGACAACTTCTGGTAGGTAGCCACCAACAAGTTGGAACCTAGAAGCTTTCTTAACACGTGCTCTGATAAGTTCTTCTGCATTCTTCTGGCGGTCAAACTCCCAAACATCAGCTTCAACAATGAGCTTGTAACATTCCTCATCATCCTTAGCTACCACTGCTTGCATCCCACCATACTCACTAGATGGGAATGGAACCCAGTAGTTAACGAGGTAGAGGGTATAGCCTTCACTTGGCTCTAGCTGTACGCTTTCTGGCTGCTCTTGGTTCTTGCTGCCCTTTGGTCTTCCCATATTCTTTCCTTTCGTCTTTCTCTTCTTGTGTCTTGATTGAATGACATGGCTTACACAACACCTGTAAGTTTTCTTTCTCACAGAACATGTTGTTAATATATTCTTCCCACGTTGTAAAGCCTGTCTTTGTGTTAACAACAGGAAGGATGTGGTCTACCTGTACATCAGCTGCTACAAACTCTTTCTTGCAACATGCACACTTGTAGTGCATAGCCAGCTTATTTGTTTTCTTATTGGTACGTCTACCAACATACGCTTCCTTCAAGGCTTTGTATTTAGGGGGCCACCTACGTGTTGCTGTACGTAGAGCAGAGACAACAAAGCTTCTAAACCTTGCTGGTGTCCACTCTCCACAGTTGTACAAACGTTTGATGGAGGAGGTTTCCGAAGGCTTCGACTTCTCGTTCATCGTGATTGGTTTCTCCCATTGTAAATTTTATTGCGTGTACCAACTCATGAAAGAAGGTTGCTTCTGCTGCTTGAGGTGTCATGTTGTCCTTGATAATAATTTCATACGTCAATGGGTTGCATGTCCCCATCTCTGTAATGTCCTTATTAAAACAGACAGTCCACTTACATCCTGCTAGGTAGAAGGAGGTTGCCACATCTGGTTTGGTGTTCTTCGTAGCCATAGTAGTTGTCCATTCTCAAGTGTTCGTTCTGCGCCCAGAGCCTCCAAGCAAATAGCATACAGCTCGTTTTCTGTTGTAGCTTTTGCAAGCATCTTGTCTGCCTTTACAGGCCCCACTCCCTTGATACCCACAATGTTGTCTGCCTTGTCGCCCATCAACATTTGCTTGTAGAAGAAACGCTGTCCTTCCTCTGCGGATACATAATACTTTTTCTGTTTCACAAAATTGTAATGCCATCCTTGCACCTGATCAAAGTCTTTATCTAAAGAGATGATGATGCTGTCATCACCGAGGGTTGTTGCACGAATAGCAATGAGGTCATCAGCCTCTTCACCTTCACTGATAGTAGCAGCCCATGCGGTTACTAGATAGTTACGTAAGATTTCTAGGTGAGGTGGTTTCTCAACATCTTTCCTATTACCCTTGTAAGGAGCAGTCACAGCTACATCAAATCGAAAGTTTGTCTTCCCTGTTAGGAACACTTCCCATTCGTTAAGGTCTAGCTGTGTCATTAAGACTTCTTCCAAGAAGGTAGCCATCGTTTTGATAGCCACCTTCTCTGTCTCATCCTTGCAGGCAAAGGCGATGCGATAGCACATCATGTCTCCGTCTACAAGGCCAATCATTACAAGACCACTTCGTCTTCTTCTGCCACCTCAGAGGCCACAGGAGGGGCTACAAGCTCCTTAATCTTGATGGCTGGATACTTATCACTATGCATCAACGAAGGGGCATTGCCATGCATTGCTGTCATCTTGTGTGAGTAGCTGCTAATGCTCAGCTCAGCAACAGTGCCATTGCCAATGTCAGCAGGAGCCACCTCTTTACCATTCTCATCCACTGCCTTGATGACATACTTAGTCTTGATGATGATGTATTTACCACGACCATACTTGTCATCAGCTTTCTCTTTCACCTTCACATTAAGCTCGTCCTTCAAACGTGCAGCCAGTGTGTCTGACAGACCACCGATACAGATTTCGTTACGAGTCTCAGCAGGGTTGAACTCTGTGTTAGGGGTGTCCATGTGCTTAGCCCAGAAGAGTTTGCCAACCAGTTTTACTTGTGTCAT